TGCTCGACCGAGGAAATTTTGTCGGCCAGTGCTCTTAGTATTTCTGCTACGTTCATTATATTATCCTTATGCGGTTCTCATTACAACGTTGCCGTTGACGATTAGTGGTTGTGTACCAATGCTTACGTTACCCACTTGTGTGATGGTGATACCGGCTGCTGCTCCGCCCAAGGGCAACAGGCTCAAGGTGTTGCCCAAGCCCTGCATGTTGTAACTGTTTTTTGTATTGGGTTCAATGATGGGATACGTGCTAGATGACGTTGCTGTCCCGTTGATATTGCTATAACAAGCAACATTGGCGAATATCACCACCTTGGTGCTGTTGATCACCGGTGTGGTTATTGCCGTTGTTGTATTATAGGTTAATGTATAAGCCATAACTAAAAATCCTCTTTTAGTTATTTAGCTGAATCGCTAATGTACGCTTTGGTCTATGTCCACATTGTACACGTCAGGAATGCCAAATAATTTTAATATTCTATTGACATTCTTGGGTGCTTTGAAAGGAACGTTCTCGGGAAGGAAAATGCTCTTTAGTTCGCCGTTTGAGTCAAGTATAAATCCGTAATCCTCGTTGCTGATTTCCCCGGGATATTCAGCGTCTTCGAATTCATCCACTAACATTATATGTTTACCCATATTTGACTCCAGTGTTGTTATAGTATTTACTATTCTACACTTATTCCTGGGCCAAAGTCAAATCCTTTTTAACATCCGCATAAAAGATGTGCCCGCCAATTCTAATGATTTGACGCTTGGTTCTAGCCCAAGCTGGGTGAATATGCTTTTCGTGAAAATACTCAACGTCTGCATATTTGTCACGGAGTTCTTGGTATCCACCGTCAAGCAGTTCTTGAGCGACGGCAACACTATTGGTCCATCTAGTATCGTTATAGTTAATTTTACGTACATTTTCACATCTCCATGAGAATTGACATACTGCGCGGCTGGTCCACACAGTTTCTGTCTCTTTAATTTTTGTCACAGTTTTGAAAATCACTCCGGTTGTGACTTGTCGGACGTGTGTAACAGTTCTAGGTACACTGAACGTTGTCTTTTGATTTACTACACCACAAATTGTGTGCGGGTATTTTTCATCTTGGCTTCGGTTAATTGTAACCAGGCCCACTGCCACTTTGCCTTCTTCACTTTCCAAGCCCGCTTCATAATAAATGTTGCGAGCCAAACAATCTAGGTCCTTGTTGACCTCTGCATGACCGGGTGCCATTACGGTCAGGGCGATGATTGCTACAAAGATAGAAACTATCTTGTTCATGTCATGTCCTCCTATGTCAGTCTTTTTAGGACTGTAAGTTTATATAACCAGCAGATTTTGAAGTTATAGCATATTATAACCAGTTATCTGCGTAGTTTATGGTGGTTATTTTGCGTTATGTACGCACATTATCCCAGTGTTGAGCTGGAACTAGCACTGGCAATCAAGGCCGATTCGTTGGCAACACTGGGAGTGCTTTTGCCCACAGCATAGCTCTTGGCCAAGTTTCTTCCCTCGAGCAAACTGGCTTGAATTGCATCTCCAGTGAGATTATCAGCAGCCACACCCGAGAATAATTCGTTGTGGCCTAACTGTTGTTTGTCAACTCCGTAATCGTGCAGTTTGTTTCCAAGGTTCAAAATACTGGTGATTCCGGTGCTGGTGGGTTGTGCGTTAGCTAGACTCAGCCCCACCAAATTCAAGTTTGCAACTTCTTTTGTCAATTGAGCTTGGCTGGCCTCAAAACTGCTCTGTGCCGAAGTGATGGCCTCTTGTAGGTCAGTGTTGTTGGCCGTTTGACTGTTGAAGGTATTGACCGCAGCAGTCAAGGCATTGAACGCTGCCGTTTGACCACCAGTGCCAATGGCCGCAGTCATGTTTTGTATAGCGGTGTTTAGACCTTGTCCCACACTGCTGTTCATGAGCGAACTCAACGTGGCCGAAATATTTCCAAACGCATCGGTATGGGTAGCTCCGGATGCCGTACCAATCATGTCGTTCATGGTAGGGTTGCCAAACAACCCGCCACCCTCGCCTAACAGGGGTTTCAGTGTGTCCTGCACATCCATGGGAATCAATTGGTCAACTTGACCAAGATAGGTCATGGCCTGTGTTTTCATACTGCTTAGAAAAGCACCGTAAGTCATGTTACTGCCCTGTATTCCGAGATTGGTTAAGGTATTTTGCAAATCCGTCATGCCCGCAACACCGGCGCCCAGGCCCAGTGCTGCTACTCCGCCTAGCGGAATAAAGAAACCGGGATCCAATAAATCAGCAGCAGTTTGTGCTGGTTTCACTAACACTGCCCCAGTTTGCGTAATGATTTTTTGTAAATCACTACCATCTACGTTTGACAGTATAGTTGTTATTGCAGCAGGTGGCACAGTCATGGGGTTGTTGGGATTGTATCCAAGAGTGTTAATGGCCTCGTTTATGCCCAAGCTATCAGCTAGGCCAGCTGACTGTAGGCTCATGAGCAAATTCACTGGACCCAGTGTTTGTAAATTGCTAAAGTCATACAAGTCACCAAAATTACTCATACCAGTACCAATATTCTTTAATCCATCGTTTAAGCTGGAACTGGCCAGAGCCGCTTGTCCCTTGGCCAGGGCCATGGGATCCATGCTAGAACCCACACTGCCAAATAACGATGTTAAACCGCCCATTGATGCACCTTGCCCGCTGGCAATGGATTTAGCCGCTCCACTTAGCGAGTTGCCAATTCCGCCCAGTGCTGAGGACAATTGCGAAGATGCTGTGGCTGCTGCACCAGGCAAGGCGGCAGTCAGTCCTGATACTCCGCCAGTAAGTTGTCCAATTGCGCCAGTGATTGATCCGCCGCCGGGGACACTGAGTCCTAGACTTGATGCCATTGATCCTGCACCACTAAGTAAACTTGAAGGATTAGGCAGTCCCGGAATCGATCCCAAACTGCCCAAGGGCAATTGCGAGGTCAATGCAGCCACTTTGCCTAACGAAGTGGTTATTGAGGTTACACCTTGTGTGACGACGTCGGTAAAGTTTTTACTGTTGATGCCCAAGTCACCAAACGACTTGTTGCTAAAATCTGAAAGTGCTGCGCTGAATTCAGCCAGTGTTCCTGCACCACCTGCTGCACCACCTTGCAAACTTATAAATGATTTTACACTGTCTACTCCGGGAGTGGGAGGTACAATGGCATTGGCTTGTGTACTGATACTGGCCACAAGATTTCCTAAATTTGACATAAAAGTGGGCAAAGTACTTAGTACTGTGGACAAACCTGGCACTAAGTTGACATTGCCTGCAAGGAGTGCAGTTAAATTTGTAGATAAGGGATTACTGGTAGCCGAAGAGATGGCTGCGGTCATTTCGGTGCTGACGCCAATGCCTTCGCCTTGTGTCAAGCCCGAGGTTGCAATAAGTACTGTGGGAGTTAAGGGCATAATAAGTATTTAACCTATTGTAACCGTGTCTGATCCCGAATTAATAGTTCCTACACCCTTTTGCGGAGCATCTTTTTGATGTGCGCTTGTGGTGCTGCCTTTGACTGCTGCTGGACGTCCGTTTATGGTAACTGTGGCACTGACTGCACCCACAATGCTTTCTCCATCGTTCATGGTGCTGCCTTTGACTGCGGCTGGTTGTCCGTTTATGGTGACGTTGTCACTGACTGCACCGGTTATGGTGTAGCCCTTGTCATCAGTGTCACCTTTTCTAGCAGCGGGATTAGACAACTATCTTGCTCCGTGGTGCTACGTCAATACCTGTAGTGACTTTGGTATAGTGACTTACTATTTGTTCTACAGTGGGTGCACACATCATGATGTGTTGCGCCTTGAGTTCAATGTTTTCGTTTTCTTCTGCGGTGAACAGGCCGGGTAGTAAGCCGATGCCCTGTTGACTGGCCGCAACCATGTGCGGACGATTCACAACATAGTCGCCCTCGAGGCTTTTGCTCACAACCTTGGCCACCATTTCGTCGCCGTTGATTAACTTGAATGTAGCAATGTCGCCCACTGCTATTTTTGATTTTGCAATTAACATATTATCCTTTTAGTGTTTGAAAAAATTCTGGTGTTTGTTTGGCCAGGCCCATGTATCCGCCTTCGACCAACAACTTTCCATCTTGATAAATTTGTGGAACTGTTCTGTGTCCTTCTGCCATAATAAACTCACGTGCACCGGGAGTTGTCTCAATGTTGATTTCCTCGAATACTATGTCTTTTTGTTTCAATAAGTTTTTTGCTTGTACGCAATAGGGGCAATTGTTTTTACTGTAAACTGTTATCATTATTTTCTTTCTTTTATTAACCAACCGACATTTTTTCCTCTTTTACTAGGAGGCCAATTGTCGGATAAATTTTTTCTAAATGTTTCAAAACTTAAATTTTGCTCTTTACAAAAAAGTTTTAACTCTCCGCCATATAATATATATGACTTACTGTCTGGGCCTACTAATTCGTAACCTTTACTAAAATGATGTTCCTTTCCAGATGGTAATACTCTATTAGATATTATTTTTTTAATTGTTTGCTCGCTGTGAGTTTTACCATACATGCCGTTATTAGATCCAGAACTTTTTTCTTTTATCTTAGCTATTGTTTCCTCGCTATGTTTTTTTGGCCCGTATCCTCCACGATCTCTTTGTAACTGAGATCTTAATTTACGTTGTTCTATCGCTTTATCAATTCCATAGATATCTTCGTAAGTTTTTCCTTTGTGATTTGGTGGAGAATTGCCCTCGCATATATTTGTTAGTATTCCGCCTTTATCGTATCCTTTTCGACCATATTTTTTAATTAGCATATCTTCTATGCTGTAAGCCAAATCTTCGTCAACAATATTTTCAACTACGTATTTTATTAAAGGTTCATACCCTGCTGATCTAATTGACGCTATTTTGTTCTCTTTATATTCGTTCCTAGTATCAGGGGTTTCTTTAAGATGGCTCCTAGCACGATTGCCGGTTCCCTTGCCTACATAAAATGGTTTATTGTTTCTTGGATCAATCAGCTCATACACATAATACATTATTTCAGTCTCCCACAGTTATTTATGCAAGAGACTGAATTTATGTAGTATTTACAACGAGAAACCTTTGAATGTATTACTATCAACATCCTGCTTTGTTCCACCAATAACGTAGGAAGAGATTTCTGTTTCTTGAGGGGCGACTTGAACTTCCGAACCCGCAATCCATTTGGCAGTCCAGGGCAGGGGATTGCTTCCTGGCTTGATGCCACAATCCAAATGCACCGCAGTCATGCGCTTGCACATGAGCCAGTCCACGTATTGACTCAGTAACTGTTCATTGAGTCCAATCATGCTGCCGTCCTTGAACAGGTACCGTGCCCAGTCCTTTTCTTGTTGTCCTGCTGATAAAAACATAGCAGTACATTCGGCTAGTGTTTCTTCACGGATCTCGGCATAGATGGCGTCATCTTGTGGCAATAGTTTTAAGGCAGTTTGTGTAAAGCCTAGATGTATGTTTTCGTCACGACAAATAAGTTTAATAATTTTAGCGTTGCCTTCCATCTTTTTAAGTTCAGCAAATGCCCAACTACAGGCAAATGATACATAAAAGCGAATGCCTTCTAGTGCGTTGACACTGTTTAATGCCAACCATAATTTCTTTTTTAAATCACGTTCAGTAATGTCAACTGTTTTTCCGTTTACTGTGTGCTCGCCATATCCTAGCAATTGATAGTAGTGACTGGCTTCGATCAAGTCATCGTAATATTTAGAAATATCCCGAGCACAATTTACAATTGGCTCAATATCAAGAATGCCATCGAATACTTCGCTAGGGTTAGGAAACACGTTTCTAATAATATGTGTATAACTTCTGCTATGAATTGTCTCGTTAAATGCCCAAGTGGCAATCCAAGTTTCTAGTTCAGGTATAGTTGCCAGTGGCAAGAATGCTAGGTTAGGACTGCGTCCTTGTACTGAATCTAATACTATTTGTCGTTTTAAATTACTGGTAAAAATGTGTTGTTCAAATGGTGTTAGGTCTTTAAAGTCTTTAGCATCTCTTAACGTATCGACCTCGGTTGGCAACCAAAAAAATCCCAACTGTTTGTCGGTGAGTTTGTCAAACTGTCGGTATTTCACAGTTTCATAGCGTTGGATACTGGCAGTACCACTGGCGTCCAAGAACGCCAGTGCTTCGGTGTGTTTTGTTTTGTTGTTTATGTTAAATACTGTCATATTATTCTCGTTTAAATTACGCAACTGTCACAGTCTTCTTGATCAATTGCTTCTTGAGTAGTTGTTTCTTGTTTATTGAATGCCAATGAATTAACATCAATTTCACCTTGTTGGTCATTGGTGTTGAAATAATAAAGTTGCTTGATTCCGTACTTGTAGCACAGGACCAGGTGCTTGAGCATTTCACTCATGGGGATCTTTTCATCTTCGTAAAACTTGGGATTGTACGAAGTGTTGACA